GCCTCGTATTGTGTGCGATACCCAGAATCTTTCAGGGGCTTTTGCGCTACATCGGCAATGCTGTCTCCGTAATGCCAACGGTTCCACCTATCGTTGAGAAACACGAACCCGTATTTTTCGCGGGCGCGGGTGATTGTGGCGTTTTTCATCGTCTTTTCCTTTCATTTCCGATGATTCGCACAATAGGCCATTAAGGCAGGGAAGTCAACGAAGGAAAACGGAATTTTGTTCCTGAAAATCGCGGTTTCGCAAACATTTTCCCGAAAACCGAATCCGGATCGCCACCGGCCGTAGAAAATCGTTCCGGCTTGACTCAAGATGATGTGTCGGGGTATATGACGACCAACCGGCAAAAAATTGGAATCGTCGCCGGCTGGTCGCTCGCTGATGGTCTCCATGTAGAACCAAAACCGGGCGGGCGCAAGACCATTCCGCAAAAGAACCGGCATGGGCAGAAAATGCTTGAAATTGAAAAGGCCAGGGCGTGAACCCTGGCCTGGAAGGCAACCACCCGGAAAAGACGTCTGCCCATGCTCCATGAAGGAGACAGGCCATGTCTACCATAACGATTCGTTGCCCGCAACCGGGCAATTGTGATTTTCCCGACGACGCCGATTTTTTTCGGTGCCAGACCTGCGGCGCGGTTCGCCCGCCTGGGGATCTGACCTCAGCCAGATACTATCACAACCGGGCGGAATGCCTGCGGCGAGACGCAAGGGCAACCGGCGCTGAAACGCCGCCGCTCGCTCGCGCACTGGATCGTGCTGTGAATGTCTGGCTCGCCGAACTCGATCGGGAGTTGGGCCAATGACTACCGGAATGAAGCAGGCGGCAATCGCCAATGCACTGAATGGCCTCGCGGTCTTCCCGTGCAAAGGCAAACAACCGGCAATTAAGGGCGGGTTCAAGGCGGCAAGCAGCGACCGCGCCGTGGTTGGACGCTGGGATTGGAATGGCCGAAACATTGGCCTGCCAATGCAGCCGAATGGCCTCGTCGCTGTCGACGTTGACGACATTCACGCCTGGGAGGCGTTTCGCGCTGAAAACGACATGGTGGCGGATCCCGAGACCCTGACTCAGCGAACGCCGAGCGGTGGTTTCCATTTCATCTTCAAGGCTCCCGCCGACATGAAGGGGCAGACCCAGATTCTGACTTCCGGCGGCAGGCTCGTCGGCGAGACCCGTTGGAACGGGTATGTCGTGATCGCGCCGTCAAAAGGCTACAAGTTTGACGGGCCATTCGCCATTGCTCGATGCGCGGAATGCCCGGACTGGGTTCCGCGAGGGTCAACGCCGCCGCCAGTTGCCGAAAACACTGCCGTCGAGACCGCCACCGTCACTTCCTGGCGGCAAGGCGTGGAACTGGTGGAACAGGCTCGTGGCAAGCCCGGTGGCAGGCATCGCGCGTTGCTCCTGCTCGGCAACTTCGGGCGGCGCAAGGGCAAGAGAGACTGGCAGAATGAACTTCGTCGGGTGGCGGCGGCGAATGGTTACGAGGACAACATTGACCGCCTGATCGCGGACATCGAAAACAAGGTGCGGCCTTCGGGAAGACCCGATCTGTTCGTCGCTCACGCACTGGAAACAATGGGCGTCTCCATTCGCCGCAATCTGCTGTCTATGGAGATCGAAACCCGCAAGGGCGACGGCGCATGGAAGGCCATGCAGGACGATGCACATGCGAGCCTGTTTTCTCATGCGCAAGATGCCGGCCGCATTTCAGAATCCCGATTCAGAATCGGGATTCATGCGCTATGCCATGAACACCGCGTCGACCCCGTCCGGGAACGCCTGGAACGCCTGCCCGCCTGGGATCGATGCGAGCGGATCAAGGGCCTGCTCGAACTGTGTTTCACGCTCACCGGTGATCCCGAAATCGCGTCTTTCGCCATTCGCAATGTCCTCGTGGGCGTGGTTCGGCGCACATATGAACCGGGTGCTAAGCACGATCAGATGCCAATTCTGTTCGGACCCCAGGACGCCGGGAAGTCGCTGTTCTGGAAGTGTCTCACGCTCGATCCCGACTGGTTCGGCGACAGCCTGACGTTCGAGGGCGACGACAAGCAACGAATTGAAGCGATGCTGGGTAATGTCATCGTGGAAGGGCCTGAAATGGTGGCGTTCACGAAACGCGACATTGCCGCGATCAAGTCATTCGTTTCCCGGCCTGTCGATCAGATGCGGTTATCGTATGAACGCTACACGCGGCGACTTCCCAGGCGGGCAATTCTGGTTGGCACAAGCAACGACATGACCGGCCTGCCGAACGATCACACTGGCAACCGGCGTTTCATTCCGGTTGGCATTGTCAGCCGGGCGGGTCTGGGTTCGGCGGATCACGTCATGGCCGTCGTCGATGCAGAGCGGGAACAGCTGTGGGCCGAGGCTCTCCACCTCTACCGGCAAGGGGAAACCGGCGCACCGGATACCCGCATGAAGGCGTTGCTGATGCGCGAGACCGAACAGTATCGCGGCGGCGATGAGGTCATGGAAAACGCTCTCGCCTTGTTCCTGGATCCCGACGCATGGGCAGAGGCGTGCCAGGAAATGCGCTACCGGGATGCGCACGGTGGCGTGCCGATCGACTGCATTCTTAGATCCCTGATCATGAGTTCAGACCCGACGAACATGGGCATCCAGCGCAAGGCCGCGGCCATACTTGCGGGCATGGGTTGCAGGCGCGGCCGCGTGAAGAACCAGCGCCTTTGGTTCGCGCCGAAACCGGAAAAACCCGCCGCCATGTAAACAGCCATGTAGGTTTCTGCACGTGGCACACGTGGCAGGGAAAACGCCTGAATCTGCCCGAAGTCTGCCATGTGCGGATCATACATGGCATCGCTAAGTCGTTGTTTTCGCGCCATTCTGCCATGTAGCCATGTAGCCATGTAGGTCAACGGATATAGGGATTGGCGGCGAAATCGGACAGACAAGCCTAGTACGCGTTAAGGGCGGCCGATACGTGGCAGACGTGGCAGGCCGGCATCGGTGCCAATACCGCACGGCGCGGTGGGAAGGGTTCGCGGTTGCGGCTTAGGAAAGAAAACACAGGCGCTTGACACGGCCTGCCCGCCATGCCACCACCGGCGCGGGAAAGGACACCAGCAAGCCCGCGAGGCACCGTGTCCGTATCCGAAAACGTCATCGCCTGGATTGAATCGAGCCTCACGATCCCGACGGGTCCGCGCGCCGGTGAACCCGTCCAGCTTGCCGACTTTCAAAAGGAATGGATCGCGGGATCCCTGGAACCGGACATTCGCATTTCATGCCTGAGTGTCGCGAGAGGGCAGGGGAAGACTTCCCTGGCGGCGATGCTCGCGGTGGCCGGCCTTCTGGGAGTCATGGGCCAGGATCGAGCGCGGGAAATCATATGCGTGGCGCGGGTTCGTAGCCAGGCGAAAATCCTCTGGGATTATTGCCGTCTCTTCGTCGAGAAACTGCCCGACGAATGGCAAGCCCGTATCCGGATACGGCGAATGCCGGCACTCGAAATCGAACTGGATGGGGAACACACAATTCGGGCGATCGCGGCGGACTCGAAGTCAACTTTGGGACTCAGCCCGTGGCCTTTCGTCCTCTGCGATGAAAGGGCGTATTGGCGGGAAGGAAGTGGGGAAGAACTTGAGGACGCCTTGTTGTCCAGCCTCGGAAAGAGAGGCGGCCGTTGCCTGATGATATCGACGTCCGGAGACTCGGACGCGAACGCATTTTCGCAATGGCTCGACCGTGACGATCCCGGCGTGTATCGCCAGGAACACCGTGCGGATCCCGACCTTCCGGCAGATGACATTCCCAGCCTCATGCAGGCGAACCCCGGTTCCGCCGAGGGCATCGGCACGAGTGTTGAATGGCTCATGGCCGAGGCGAAACGGGCGGTTGCCCGCGGCGGGCATACCCTGGCGTCATTCCGACTCTATAACCGGAATGAAAGGGCGAAAATCCTTAACGATACCATTCTGTCGCCCGACGAATGGCTTGCGTGCGAGACCGCCGAACTTCCCGAACGCGGCGGGAAACTGGTGATCGGGCTGGACCTCGGTTCTTCCTCGTCGATGACGGCCGCCGCCTTCTATTGGGAATCGGGTCGACTTGAAGTGCGGGGCTGGTGGCCTGCCAATCCGTGCCTGGCAACACGCGGCATAAATGATGGTGTCGGTCGCCGGTATGTGGAAATGCACGATCATGCCGAACTCGCCATTCTGGGAGACAAGACGGTTCCCATTCAGCCGTGGTTGCATGAAGTGGAAACCCTGTCTCAGGGATACCCGATTGAAGCGGTTGTCGCCGACAGATTCAAGCAGGCCGAGGTTGGCGAGGCGATGGACGCCGCCGGTTGGCGACATGAAGTTGTGTGGCGCGGCATGGGCTGGTGGTCTGCCGGTGAAGACTGCAATCGTTTTCGGCGAGAGGTCTACGACCATAAGGTGAGAACGGCACCGACCCTTCTGATGCGCCATGCGATAGCGGACGCCTGCGTAATGACGGATCCCGCCGGTTCGCAGAAGTTGGCGAAAGGCAAGTCAACCGGAAAGATCGACGCACTGGCGGCGACGATCCTGGCGGTGGCCGAGTCTTCCAGACGGCAGAACGCGCCGAGCGCACCCGGACGCATTTTCATCGGAGGGAAGACCATTGGGTAAAAGGGTGAAGACCTGGGTCTACCGGGATCCTCGTTGGGCGGTCATGCGCCTTGAAGCGAAAAGGCGTGACGGTTGGCAATGCGTCAAGTGCGGATCGAGAGGGCATCTTGAAGTCGATCACATAAAACCATTGCGCCGGGATGGTGAGCCGTTTGCACTTACGAATCTTCAAACGCTCTGTCGGCGATGTCATTCTGCAAAGACGGCCTTGGAGACGGGCATAACTCAACCCTTGCCACCCATGCGGGCAGCGTGGCGGGAATTTCTTAAACAGCAGGCCCGCGACAATGGAGGCATAATATCATGCTAGCGAGTCAGAAGATTCAGAAGCGCCTTTCGGAGATCAGGACCGATCTTGCGAAACTTGTGCAACTGGAAAAACCTTCCGAGGACGAAACCCGCTCGATGAGCGATCTCACCGCCGAGGCGGAAACGCTTGAAACGAAATTCCGTGCCGCACTTGTTTCGGAAGACGATGAACGCCGCGAGGCGGACAAGGGAAACCGCGACAAGCCCGCGTCGGATTGGGAAAAGCTGGTCGATCAATTTGAAGTCCGGCAGGTCATAAGTGGTCAAGCCCTGGACGGCGCGACCGCCGAGGTCGTGAGCGAATTGCGCGAAAAGGAACCGGGTGGGCGTGGAACGCCGGTTCCCTGGGAGGCACTCGAAGAACGGGCGACCACCGTTGCCGCGAACATTCCCGATCCGATCATGACCGCGCCGATCCTTGACAGGCTTTTTGCGCAAAGTGTGGCGAGTCAGGGGCTGGGAGCGCGGTTCATCTCGATCCCATTCGGCGAGAGGGAATACCCGGTTGTGAACTCCGACGTCACCGCTACATGGGCGTCCAGCGAAACGGCCGATCTTCCCGACGCGACCGCCTTCACGACCACGGATCGACAACTGAAACCCGAACATCATTTGGGAACGAAGATCGAACTGTCCAGGACCGCGCAATTGCAGGCAGGACCCGGTCTTGAATCCGCTGTTCGTAGAGACATGCAGAACGCAATCCGGATCACGATGGACAAGGCGGTGTTTCAGGGCGGCGGCACCGGCGAACCGATGGGCGTCATTTCCGGCGCAACCGCTTATGGAGTAACTTCGACCGCGATCAATGCGACGCCGACATGGGCGTTGATCCGCAATCAGGTAGTGGAGTTTATGAAGGCTAACGCCGCCATGTCGCCGGGCGACATTAGACTTGTTCTTAGACCGGAGGCGTATTCAACGCTCGACGGCGCACTGTTCGATACGGGTTCGGGGATCACCGAATGGGATCGGGTCATGGACAACCTATCGTCCGTCACGCTCTCCACCAATGCACTTGCCGCACCGACTTCGGGTGCGAACCCGTCAACGGTTGGGATCATGTCCACAAGTGCAGGCGGTGTCGCGCCGATCTTCGTAGGGTCATGGGGCAGCCCGCAGATCATTCGCGACGAACTTACAGGCTCGGATTCGGGCAAACTGAAAATCGTCATTTGGGCGACGATGGACGTCACAGCGAGCCGCTCGGAGCAGTTGCGGATCGTGACCGGCATACGGGCGTCCTGAGATGCTGTTCGGCGACAGCATCGGCGGGCTGGAGGTCCGACGGCGTGGTGATGCGATCACGCTGTCGGGCCGGTTCCCTTATGAATCGCCTGCCGTTCTATCCGACGGCGGACGGCGGCGGGAAGAAGAACTCGCACTTGAAAAGCGACAGCGTGGGCGGCCGTTAAAGGAAGTCTTTGCGGCGAGAGCGTTTTCCTTCCGGTTGGACAATCCTTCCGAGGATATCCATTTATTGATCGGCCACGACTACGGAAAACCGTTGGCGTCAAGATCGGCGAAATCACTCGACATAAGGGACGGCGACGAGGCGGTGACGTTCACGGCGGAAATCCGCGACGAATTACGGCAAGCGCCATATGTGCAGGACGCTATCGGGCAACTCGAAGCGGGTCTCGTCGGCGGTATAAGTCCGGGTTTTCGCCTCGCACCCGCACGGCGTGTCCCGCAGGCGGTGGAGATCAGCCAGGAACCGATCAGGCCGTCCGAGGGAATGCACGGCGCGACCATTCGGCGGATACTGGCAGGCGCGGCATTGCTCTATGAAATGTCCATTGTGACCCGTCCAGCCTTCCCGGAGACCCAATTGGCGATGCGGGATTGGCTGTGTGGTGAAGCTCGTGGGCAAATACCCGTGAAAAATTCACGAGCGGCGCGAGAGAGGGCGAAAATATGGGCATACTAGAAGAACGCGAGGCGGCACCGGCGACGGTGCCTGCCCGTCCGGTTCTTTCGGAAAGTGCAATGGCTGCGTTCCAGGAGGCTGTTGCCGGTGATCCCGATGCGGATCCGCCCGTGCCTGCAATACCGGCAGGGCGTCTTTCGTGGGCGGCACTTTGGGCGCGACTCGACCAATGGGTTGTCTTCCGCTGGACGCCTCGCGCCGTCGACTGGTGGGTGCGCACAGAACGCGAAATCGAATTCGTGCCGCGCCTGCGGCCGCTGGTGTCGGTCGACGAAGTGCAAGTCTTTGAATCCGGCGCATACGCCTCGCGCACAATCGAGCGCACCGCCAGAGGCGTCATTCTGCCGGAATCCGGCGACTGGCAGGTAACGGCAACGATCGGTGCCGCGCCGACGCCGCCAGATGCGACAGAAGCATCGCGCCTTCTGGCAGAATACTGGGCGACGCAACTGGACGCCTTGCCAGGCGTTCACACATCGAAACTATCTGTCGGGGGTTCTTTCGACACGCAGGAAGAACGCGATCCTCGGTTCATGGCAAAGGCGTTGGAACTGTCCGGCGCGGCGGACTTGTTACGGAGGTATCACTAATGTTCGGATGGTTTCAGAAGCGGGCGAGATCGTTGTCCACCGACTACACTTTCGGCCTTTACCGAAACCGGCATGTCCGGGGAAACGCCGAACTCACAGCCACCGTTCAGGCGTGCGTTTCAATGTGGGAACGATGCCTTGCGCAAGCCGACGTGACCGGCACGGATCAGATCACCCCGGAAATCCTTGGAATGGTCGGGCGGTCGCTTGCCTTGCAGGGTGAATCGGTATGGCTGATGGCCGAGGACCGGATCATTCCGTGTAGCGATTGGGACCTGTCTTCCCTGGCGGCGAGACCCAACGCCTACCGGATCACGATCCCCACCGTCATCGGCGGCGAGAGCAGGACAGCCCTGGCAGACGAGATCGTTCATTTCCGAGTCGGCACGGACCAGAAGGCACCGTGGCAGGGGGTTCCACCCCTGAAACGAGCATCGATCACCGCCGATATGCTTGCCGCGCTGGAGGCGGGCTTGCGCAAGATCTACCGGGATGGGCCGCTCGGCACTTCGGCGATACCGATGCCGTCGACACGCGATGACGCAAACGCCGCGATAGCGGCCGGGTTCAGAGGACAGCAGGGCGAAATCGCCTTGCAGGAATCGACGCGCTCATCGGCGGCCGGTGGCGCGATGCCGGCAACAGACTGGAAACCGCAATCCATGACCCCGAACCTGTCCGGCTCGTATGCGATCGAGAGCATCGAGGCAGCCAGGGACGCGATCAGCATGGCATTCGGGATCCCGCCGGGATTCTGGCATCGAGCGGTCCAGGGAAACGCCTTGCGCGAACTGGAGCGGTTCTTCGTTCAATACACGCTCCAGGCCATTGCCGCGACGATGGCGCATGAGCTTTCCGACAAGCTGGACGCTGATATCCGGATCGACACGCTCAGGCCATTGCAGGCGTTTGACGCCGGTGGCAGGGCGCGGTCATTCGCCACGCTGATCAAGGGGCTGTCAGAGGCACGAGAGGCCGGCATCGATCCGAACGCCGCGCTCCGTCTCATTGCCTGGGAATCTGCCGATGGTTGATGCCCGAAACTTCCGGCGGCAGCTGTTCGCTGAACTCGATGACTGCTTGTCGCGTGAGGCGAAATCGCGTGCTGGGAAATGGTTGTTCAGGGGGCTAAGCCAGGCGGTGATCGCAACACCCGTGGACACAGGCAGGGCGCGCGGGAATTGGCACGTGTGGTTCGATGGCGAATGTCCGGAATACGATCCTCGGATCACCGACCGCGACGGTTCCCAGGCCATTGCCAGAGGCGCGGCCGCGATCGCGCTGTGGGCGGCAACACCCGGCCGGTTATCCGAGACCCAAATGGCAATCGGTAATGCGGCTCCATACGCAATCGGCCTTGAGTTTGGCACGGCTCACCGGAAGGCGGCCGGTATGCTCGCGCTTGCCCGTCAGCAACTCGCCGTAACGGAGATCTAGCATGAACGACATCGAACGAATTTGCGCAATGGCGGTCCGGTTCGACGGCATGGTTCTGCCGGCTGAAATCGACGGCGATCGCGGCGTCATCGTGCCTTTCGCAATGGAGAAGCTGCCGGGGAAAGTCCGCGTCTTTGGGTGCGGTTTGCAGGCCGGGAAACTGAACATTCTGGCGGCGATCCTGGACCCTGAACCCGGCGACACTATCGTCACGGACACGCCTGCCGGTCATTTCATGCTCGACGTTCAGGCCGTTGAAACGCATGACGATTCAGGCGTTGTCTCGTGCGGCGTGAAGGCGGAGGCGTTGATATGAAAAGGCCGTGGAAGGATCCCGATGAGAGCGACAGAAGACGCGAATCGGCAGAGGCCGACATCTGGTGGCGAAATGCGCTACTGGCTCCGAAAAGGCGTCAAGAATGGGCGCAAGAATCCGAAAATTTTCGTCGCCGAGACGATGCCGGAAATGCCTGATGGCTGGTTCGTCGAGGTTGACCGGGAAACGGCAATCGCAATCGTCGGCGAGAGCGATATCCGGATGCAGGACGCAGAATGGAAACGGCGGCTGGAACAGCCCTGGATGCGTTGGTGAGCCTCGGCGTTAACCGAGGCTCAAGCCCCGCGTGGGCGGGGAACGCACGATCGGCACTTCGCCGGTTGCGGCCGTGGTCGGTTCATCCCCGCGTGGGCGGGGAACGCTCGTATTCTTCAATCGCCGCTTCTGCCGCCTCGGGTTCATCCCCGCGTGGGCGGGGAACGCCGCCAGTATGCGCAATGAAAAAGGCCCGCGCAAGGCGGGCCTTCGTCGTTTCGCTGGATCAGGGTTCACCGCGCAAGGGCAGCTTGCCGCACTTCCTCCGTCTTGCGCCTGCCGAACTTGCGGCGGGCATCAGCCAACAGGATCCGATCCATTTTAACCGGCGGCGAGCCATGCTCGGCTTCGTAAAGAACCGCCGCCAGAACATGGTCGACGCCGGTGGTGGCGAATGGGCGGCGAGCCAGGGGCATCATATCGGCCGCGCAAACTTCCCAGAAATGGACGTGTTGTCGGGTCATCCAAACATCCCCGATGCTGTGTATGCAGCCCACACAACCGGCCACTCTTTTTCGGGAATGTCGGCGGCTTCGCATTCCGCGTCCACGTCCACCCTTCCCAGGCTCGCTTGCAATTCGATCTGGCGGACCTCGCCGTCGATCTTGAAGTAAAACCGCATAGCGGTTACTTCCCGGCTCATAAGCTGGATTGTCATTTGTCTTTTCCTCTCGTTGTAGGCTGGCCGTGAAGCCCGCCCGGTTGCGGGTCAGAATGTGATCGCGTTCA